CGTTGACAAAGGTCTCTGCCATCGGTGCCGATATTGCATCAGGATGATTTGCCTTGATAGCGGCGATTGCGGCCAGTGCTTCCTCAATGAATCCGTCTTGGATTGAATCCTGTATTGTCTCGCTTCCCTTGTGGCGTTGCAGGACTGGTAAGAGCAGTTGTTTAATATCGCCCCAGATTGAATTGATTACGCCCTGTAGCTCTCGACGGTAGCGGACTTCATCCTTTTTGGCTGGCGGAACCTTGCCGCCTTTTCGGTATATGACTTTCTTTTTTGTCATTTATTCGCCTGTTAATTTGTCGTCTTCGTTATCTGGGTCTGGCTTAATCTCTTTTTCCATCTCTTCAATTGTCTCAATTTCGAGATTGTTTGTCAACCCCATTTCGATAGCGTCACGCATTAATGCCTCTTCCGGGACTCCCACCTGTTGCAGCGCTACTAATCGTTGAGCATCAGCTTGCTTGCCTGTTGCAATCTCAGTCAATGTCTGAGATCTAAGCGGATTCCAGCTATAAGCGTAGTCATCCGGCATATCGCCGAGTGCGGAGCGGGTCACTGCTTCATCAATCTTTAACAAGCTCGGCTCAAGCTGTGTCACCTGCCAACTGTTAATCATGTCGTAGTAGGTGTCAAGCTCGCTGAAACCGTTGTTATTTAGCCCACCTGCGGAAACATCAAGGAATCTAGTGATAGGTATATCGGTTGCGCCTGCCAGTATTTGCAAGGTCTCACGTTGTAGTTCAGGAAGCGAGCCAAAGTTTATCGCCTTGCGGTCTATGTTTTCTTTGCTGTCAATTATCACCATATTCAACACCGACTTCATAAAATTCATTATCTGCGCCCGTGCAAGCACCCTACCCTCACCCTCTTTGGTCATCATTTGTTGTGCCAGGTCGTCAACGCTCATAATATCAATGTTTGATTCGTGAATCATTGTTGAGATTGCACTCTGTACGGTCTGGCTGGATAACAGGGCGTTATAAATCCGGTTAAACATCGGGTCACCCCAGAATAGCTCTTCCTTGGCGATAAAATTAGGCATTTCCCTGCCGTGAAACCGTATCACTCGGCTTGGGTGTATCCTTGCGGCACTAACCCAATTAAGGCGGTAGTATGGTGGGTTTTTGAAGTTATCAGAAAGCGGGTTGTATTCAATGCCGCCAACAGGCGTAAGCTCCCAGCGAGTCAAGGGAATAAGCGAGTGCAATTGACCTTTCTTGATTGTTGATACATCCAGCGGGTCTTCAAGATCACCGTGTCCGTCAACACGCATGACAACAACAGCCCCGCCGTACAGATTTGCCCAGATTAAGGCTTTCATTGTGGCGTTTTGCATCTTTACACGCCTCTCCTCACGTTCAATCTGCTTGATATGCTCTGGCTCAAGTGATGGGATTTCAAGAGTGCGCCAGCGCCTGGTCATGTCAAACGGGATAATGTCAATAACCTTGGCTGGCCATTCATAGCGGTAGATGTTTTCCAATTCGTGGCGGTGAAGATAAATATTGCGGATGAACTGCCCGTGTGTGTGCTTGTCTTTGCGTGTGCCAAGGCTTGACGCAACGTTATAAAGCCCGTCCGTTAAGTCTGTAGGCCCGCCTACGGCTGGCAAGTCAACTATTCTTTCTGTCATTGTATTGGCTCCCGTTTTCGCTTACTGTACACCTTGCGTTACAACACGTCAAACATTGAGAGCTTGCCAATTTTGAAAAATGTCCAATAGCGTGATGCATCGATTCCATGATTCCAGGCGTCAATCGGCTTATTCGTGAATTCGCTATCATCCATCTTGCTCTCTTTGTATTTATAGCTTTTAAATTCTTTGCGCAGATTAGGGCTGGCCCCGACAATATTAATCGGATACCGCTTCATGGATGTAATACCAGCTTCAATTGAATCCTTGGGCTTCTTGATACCAATCACCCTATAGCCAGCGTTGCGTAGTTCCTGAATTGATTTCGGCTCCGCTGAATCTGCAATTATATCATCATTCTTGCTTATCTCATTGTCCTGAAATTCTGCAACAATGCTGTTTCGTTCGCCAGTGTTAGTCAATCCTCGCTTGTATACCACTTCTTCGTACCATAATTCCCCGTGGGCTAGGGCGCATCGTATCAGGCTTGTCGGGTCGTTGGTAAATCCAAAGTCCAATCCATAGCCGTAATGCTTGCAGTCTTGACGCTCTGGGAATTTGTCAGCATAATTGAACGATTCAAACACCAGCCCCTTTAGCGCATTGCCCCATAGTCCCAAACAATACACGTTGTAATAGTTTTGGTCGCCATCCCCCGCCAGCTCTTCATAAATCTTTCCACGCTCAGGAGGACAAAAGTCATTATCCAGATAAGTCGAATGCATGATTGTTGTATCGGGCTTAATTGACTCAATAAAGTTAAATTTACCATCCGCTATTTCGTATTGCGACTTATGCGGAAAAAACTCTTCGCTTATCCACCCCTCTTCAAGTTCTGGGTTGAATGTCATTATAAATTGCAGCAGGTTGCCTTTTGGCGCGCGGATAGAGGTGTTTGAAGAGGTAAAGTCTTTTTTGGTTATTTCGTCGGCCTCCTCAACCCATACGATACTTGGATTGTTGATTGATTTAAGCTTGGTCGGTCGGTCAAGTCCCCGTGCCATAATTTTATGGTAATTAAGCAGGCATGTTATTTGCAATGGTGCGATTGTATAATGAAAAAGGTGTTCCAGCCCGTAAGATTGTATGACTGTCCAGATTGTGTCAAACTGAGAATCCTTAATGTCAGCATATATTTTGCGTAGGCAAACAACCTTGCAGTATCGCTCTCCCATGATATTGGCGATAATCTTTTGGGCTATGCTGTATGACTTTCCGCTGTCACGACCGCCATAAAGCAAAAGGTAACGGTTCCGATTTTTAATTATCGGAATGAATTTCTTTGAGTATAATTCTGGAAGAGATAGGTCAATGTTCATCTGGAAGAGTTACGGTTATATCTTGGTTTAGTGGCTGGCCGTCTTTGCCTGTAAGCTCTTGGCGCTCAATGTAGCCTCTGCCCTTGCCCTTGGTTTTCAAATAAAAGATTGTCGCCGTGGTGTTATCATTCTTAATCTGGCGCATTAGGGCAAGCTCTGCAAAGTCAATACTGGCTTCGTCTATAGCCCCTACGCCTTTTGCATATTCTGGGTCAAGCTTCATCCAATCGTAGTGGGATTGCCGGCAAACTCCAGTCTCTTTGCAGGCTACCGATATATTCCCAAGCGCCTTAACGAGAGCGGCTAACATCGCTTTCTTTTTAAGTGCTGTCGATTTTTGTAAATGTGTGGCTTGTTTTGGCATTGCTCTGGTTCCCGTGCCTTGTTGTTGCTTACACTATACATGGCGGGGCGGTGAAAGACAAGTGGCTACCATGTCCTTGATTTGTCTAGCTACGCTTGTTCTCTCTTCTGCACAACATCTCTTTGTCTCTATCCTCCATTTGCTTAAATGATTTCTTAGCTTTGTGCCTTGTCTTTTTACCCGCAAGCATTCGGAAGTATCAAACCACATATCATCATGTATTACATATCCGCTTTTTTCAAAAGTCCCCTTGCAAGATATGTGTATCAATGGCTGTACGTCACAGCATAACGACTCATACCACCTGTTAGCGGGACAATTATAATTAGTGTGCGTGTATACGTCTTCAGCATAGACGGAATACATATACTCACAAATGCTTTCTCTGCTTGGAATCCATAGCACCTTATTAAGCCATGTCTTGGCTGTCACTCCTGCGTCAATCCATTTCTTTATGTTTTTTGGAGAAGTGGAAATGTCAACTCCAGCATCGGCAAAAATCTTCAGATACTTAGCCCTGTCTGGCCTGTATCTTCCCCAGTATATACAACTTCTGTTTTTTTGCTGCTTACTGTTGCTGTCATAATATAACAATGCGTTAACATTCACGTGCTTGAATTCATCCCTTAGCTTCCATGCGCCTGTCATTTGTTGCTTTGGGATATCAACGTAATTAGCAATGTGCAGAAACGGGCGATTAGCATAATACAGCGATGCGGGAGCGGCGTTCTCGTATTCTGTCGATATATGTACAATCAAGGCGTTTGGATTTTTCTCTATAAACTGAACATCAGCCTTATATTCTTGATACCGTGTGCTATATCCCACAAATATAACATCATAGTCATTTTTGATAAAATTCTTCCACGATTCGCTATCATGAACCAAATCAGCATTAAATATTTTTGCAATCGCCATTGCGTATCTTTGCCCAGCCGCAACATTCGACCACGGCCTTACCGCCCGCTTGCCACTTTTACCCGCCCTTAAC